AGATGTTGACTCGTAGTGACTTGGTTGCTATGGGTTTTAACAAGAAACAAGTTGAAGGCTTACAGATGGATGATGCTTTGGCTTATACGCCAGAGCGAGTGGCTCGTTACTCTGCTGGTGAGCAACCTTACCAAACGCAGACAGATGACCCATCAATGCAAGAGATTGAGGTCTTTGAGTGTTATGTCAAAACTGATATGAACGGAAAGGGCATTGCTGCTCTGACTCAAGTCTTTTACGCTTCTAATGAGATTCTGCAAGATGAAGATGGTAAGGAGATGGTTGAGGAAGTGGACTATGTTCCTTTCCACTCAATCTGTCCTATTCCAATTCCGCACAAGTTCTTTGGTAACTCACTAGCTGATAGAACAGTTGACCTACAGTTAATCAAGACCACTATCACTCGTCAGATGTTGGATAACTTATATCTGACAAACAATGCTCGTGTTGTTGCGGTAGAAGGTCAAGTAAACCTTGATGACTTGCTGACTTCTACTGCTGGTGGTGTTATTCGTGCCAAGTCACAAGGTGCTGTTCAACAGTTAGTTGTTCAAAACGTGGCTAATCAGGCTTTCCCGATGCTTCAGTATCTGGACACAGTACAGTCTAAGCGTACTGGTGTTAGCGATGCTTCACAAGGTTTAGACCCTGCTATCTTGCAGAATGTGACTGCTGCTGCGGTAGCATCGATGCAACAAGCTGGCGCAGGTAAGATTGAACTGATGGCTCGAATCTTTGCTGAGACAGGCGTTAAGTCTTTGTTCCAAGGCATCTTGCACTTGCTCTGTAAGTATCAGGACAAGGCTCGTATGGTGCGTATGCGTGGTGAGTTCGTAGAGTTTGACCCTAGAACATGGGCTAACCAATACGATGTTTCTATTAACGTAGGTCTGGGTGCAGGGAATCGTCAAGAGCAGATGGCTATGTTGTCAATGGTTCTTGCTAAACAAGAGCAGTTGATTGCTCAGTATGGCCCTGCTAATCCTTACGTTTCACCTGCTCAATATCGTGGCACATTGGGGCGCATGGTTGAGATTGCTGGCTTTAAGGATAGTGCTGAGTTCTACAAAGCGATTACGCCAGAGCAAGACCAGATGCTTTCTAATCCTCCTCCACAAGAGCAACAGATGCCTCCAGAAGTTCAAGCAATCATGGCTAGGACTCAAGCTGAGATACAAGCTAACCAAGCTAAAGCACAAGCCGACATTCAGTTGAAGCAACAGCAACAACAGATTGACATGGAAATGGCACAACAGAAGGCTGTTCTTGAAATGCAGATGATGCGTGAGAAGGAAGCTGCTAAGTTGCAACTAGAGCGTGAGAAACAACAGGCTTACTTTGCTATGAAGCAACAAGAGTTTGAAGCAGAAGCACAACTGAAGGCAATGAAGATTGGTGCTGGCATTACATCTAATGTGGAGATAAGAGGATGACCATAGATGCACAAGAGCAACAAGTTGTTGCACAAATTGCCAATGATTATTTTCTTAAAGAACTAGGTTCACAAGAAAAAGCTGATAAGGCTTTGTCTAAGTTAGCTACACTTGTGCAAGAAAAAGGCGCAAAATTAGTTCACCTTGGTAATGTTCTTTTTTTAGTTCTTGTCCGAGGAAAGGGTGTTGTTGAGATTCATACAATTGGAACTGAAGCAAACCCAATAGACTTGGTTAAAGACTTTGTAGATTTAACAAATTATTTAAAGAACATTAAGACAAAAGTTGCTTATACATATAGCGAAGACAATAAGTTTTCAAGAATAGCCAAATTAACTGGATTGCCTATAAAACAGAAAAAAGCTGTTGTAGATGGCAAAGATGTTAATGTTTACATTTTGGAGTTTTAAATGCCAGCAGTCGCAGTAGTAGCAGCTTTTACAGGTGCAGCAACAGCAGTAGGTGCGGCTGCGGCTACAGCTATTGGATTAGGAACAGTTAGCACATTAGCTGCTACAGCCATTGGAAGTGGAATTATTGCTGGCGGCACAACAGCCATCATGGGTGGTGATGTTAGTGATGTTCTTGAATCTGCTGTTGTTGGTGGGTTAACTTCATATGTTGGTGGAAGTGTTGCTTCCTCTGTTGGAGATGTAGTTACTCAAACAACAGGTAGTGAGATTCTTGGTAAAGCTGCTGGCAATGTTGCTGCAACCGCTGTTACTGGTGGCGATGAAGAAGCCATATTAAGAAGTGGCTTGCTTGGTGGTGTTTCTGCTGCTTTAAAAGATGTACCGCCTCCATTTGAGTTAGGGCCAACAGATGTAAATGCTGATTATTCATTGGCTAACGGCACTCAAATGCAGCAGCTTACCGACATGGGCGGCGCACAAGGTCTACAAGCAGGTACTTCAGCTAACCTTGATACTATGGGTGGCGCACAGGGGCTTACCTTTAATGTTGGCGCACCAGTAACAACTATTGCTGATGCTGTAGATGCAATTGCCACTATGAATGGCACATATAACCCTGCTAATTTAGAAAGCATGGGTGGTGGTCAAGGTTTAACTTACCAAACACCATCAGGACTTGTTACAGAGGGTGGCACTCTTTTAGTTGGTGGTAATACTGGCAACAATAGCGTTATTGGTGAAACAGGTATTGACACAGCCTATAACATTGGTGATGGCATTGGAGATGCTTTAGCTGCCGTTGATACAGGAGTTTATGACGCATCTGCTGGTCTACTGCCGTCTACTGTTACAAACATAGGCGGTACAGATTCTGGTGGAGTAACGGCTTCAGATGTTGTTAATTTAATTAACGCTGGTATAACTGTGGCAAATGTAGATACTTCTACGCCAACTGATGCAAATCAATACGCAATTATTCCTATTCCTACTGATTGGACTTCACCTCCCCCTACAGGTGTTGCCCCATTTACTCCCTTAACACCAATTAACTTTGGTGATAGAAACCTACTAATCGGGACTCAATGGGAAAGATTGTTAGACCCTAACTATGGTCAAGTGCCAGAGCCTATCCAATATTCACAACCATCTAGCTTGAGTTATAACGACTTGATGGCTATCTTGGGTAGCAAGCAAGGTATGCCAGCTAAATCTAGTCTGACCATTAACGATATTATTTCTGGAATACAAAACCAATATGGATAAGCATCTACTGGCACAATGGGCTAAAAACCTATTAAATGATGACTTTTTTAAAGAAGTCATAGATAACTTGAAAAAAGAACAGATTAGTGTGATAATTAACACAAGTGCAGAAGAATGTGATAGGCGTGAAGACGCTTACAGGCACATTAAAACTATTGAACTACTTACAGGACACCTAGAAGGCTTGGCCTCGGAAACTGTGATTAGAGAGAAGAAGTGGAAGATTCTGTAGCCTATAGGCTACACCTCCGTCCAGAAGGTTTCTGGCGATTATTGAGATGACAAATGGAAAACACCAACCCTCAAGGGAGTGAAAGCCTAGATGTAAACCAAGCCGCTTCAGCGTTTGAAAGTCTGATGGGTGATTCTGAGGAAGCTGACAACAGCCAAGCCGAAGGTCAAACAGAGGAAGTTCAAGAGACTGATGAAGTTGAGTATTCTGAAGAAGATGAACAGCCCAAGCAAAGATATAAAGTCAAAGCATCTGGTGAGGAAGTCGAAGTAGAACTAGATGAACTTATCAAGGGTTATCAACAAGGTACGGATTACACTAAAAAGTCTCAGGCTCTAGCTGAACAACGTAAGGCGATTGAAGCTGAACGTGGTCATTTAGAGCAAGTGAAACAAGAGCGACAGGCATACGCCCAGAAGTTGCAAGCGTTGGATAGCTTCCTTACGCAGCAAAATAAGGGTGTGGACTTAGATGTTCTAAAGGAAACAGACCCTATCGGTTATGCGGTAGCGGTAGCTGAACAGAGTCAGCGTGAGAAACAGTTAGCAGTAGTCAGGAATGAACAGCAACGCATTGCCCAACAGCAACAAGCAGAGCAACAATCCCAACTGCAAGCGCACTTACGAACAGAATCTGAGAAGCTAGTTACTCTGATTCCTGAGTTAGCGACACCACAGGGTGATGCGGTACGGAAACAAATCCGTGACTATGCGAAATCTGTAGGTTGGACTGACCAAGAACTTAGTTCCGTGTATGACAGTCGTGCTGTGCAGACCTTGTATAAGGCAATGAAGTATGAGCAACTTCAAAAGAGCAAACCAGAGTTAACCAAGAAACTCCAGTCTGCCCCTAAGATGATGCGTTCTGGAACTTCTGCGCCAGTTACTAGGTTTTCACAAGATAAACAGGTTATGCAGAGGTTGCGTGAGACAGGAAAAGTCGTAGACGCAGCTAAAGCATTTGAACGATTCTTTTAAATTTTGGAGTATTAAATTATGGCTACCTATCAAACATATACCGCAATCGGTATGCGTGAAGACCTCTCAGATGTTATCTATTCGATTTCACCTACAGACACACCTTTCATGTCTTCCATTGGCAAGACAAAGGCTACTGCCGTTCTGCACGAGTGGCAGACTGACAGCTTGGCTGCTGCAACTTTAGACAACTTTGCAGTTGAGGGTGCAACAGCATCTGACGCTACTATGTCTCCAACTACTCGTGTTGGTAACCGCACTCAGATTGCACAGAAGACAGTCAAGATTTCTGGCACTTTGCAGTCAGTTGACAAAGCAGGCAGAAAATCTGAAAAAGCCTATCAATTGGCTAAAGCCAGCAGCGAAATTAAGCGGGACATGGAGACTACATTGTTGAGCAACCAAGTTGCTGCCAATGGTGATTCTTCTACTGCTCGTAAATTGGGTGGTCTGCAAGCATGGTTGAACTCTAACTACTCTGGTGGTACTTCTGGTGTCGCTGGTAACTTGGGCACAACTGCTCGTACAGATGGTACTAACCGCACTTTCACAGAAGCCTTGTTGCAAACTGTTGTTCGTAGCGTGTACGCCTCTGGTGGCAATCCTAAAGTATTGATGGTTAACCCTGCTCACAAGCAGTTGGTTTCTGCCTTTACTGGTATTGCTGCACAGCGTTTCATGGCCCCTAGCAATACCCCCACCACTATTGTGTCGGCGGCTGATGTTTATTTAAGCGACTTCGGGGCGATTTCTATAGTACCTAATAGATTTATGACCTCCACTAACTCATGTAACGAGACAGCGTTTGTGCTTGACCCTGACATGGCTGCTGTTGCTTACCTGCGTCCTTTCCAGACCAATGAGTTGGCTGTAACTGGTGACAACGAATCTACACAGTTGTTGGCTGAGTACACCTTGGAAGTTCGCAACCAAGCTGCACACGGCATCATTGCTGACTTGACACCTTAATCTGGTGTAACTCTAAAATGCCTCAGACTAAACATCTGGGGCATTTTCTTTTCTACTCAAACTGATAGAATTAGGCTATGCAAAACCCTAACAACTTTAGACAAACTGCTGTTCACGCTGATGGTGAGGGCGGTATCGTTATTCAGACTCGTCAAGATGTGTCTGACATTGTTGAGCAGAATAAAAAAGAATATAACTCGTATGACGAGAGAGCAAGATGGTCTGACCAATTGTTTGGCAATAAGGTTGCATCTATTCCTATGACAGTCATTGATGACTTGAACAAAGCTGGAATCATGCGTGGCTTTGCTGTTCTAGATGACAAGCGTTTTGCTGCTTGGTTAAATGACCCAATGAATCGTGCATGGCGCACTAGAACAGGAGTTGTATGAGTTTTACTACCTATGCTGAACTACAGACAACTATTGCAGAATACTTGGCTCGTTCAGACCTAACGACTCAGATTCCAGACTTTATCCGTTTGGCAGAAGTACGCTTACGCAGAGACTTGCGTATTCGTCAGATGTTGACTTCTACATCTTTGACCTGCACATCTGGGACTGCTACAGTTAATATCCCATCTGACTTCTTGGAAGTAAAAGATTTTGTGGTTGCAGGTAATCCTGTATTTCCATTGAACTATGAATCTCCGTCTTTGTTCTCTCGTAACTCACGAAGCATGGACGCAGGTAAGCCATTGGATTACACAGTCTTGGCAAGCACATTTAAGTTAGCACCTATTCCTGATTTTGCTTACACATTGAGTTTGGTTTATTCTGCTGCGCCTCCTTTCTTGAGTACATCGAATACAAGTAATACATTCTTGACTGTTTGTCCTGACTTGCTCTTGTATGGTGCTTTGATTGAAGCCGAGCCTTACTTGATGAACGATGCTCGAATCAATACATGGGGAACTATGTTTGACAGGGCTATGGGTTCGTTGACTCGTTCTGATGAGAAGGGTCAATTCTCTGGCGTTCCTTTGGCAATGCAAACAACATACATTTGATATGCCTACACAAAGAATCCAACTAGGTGAGTGGATGCCTGACCAATCAGGTATCTCTGGCGCATTGACTGACGCTAAGAATGTGGTTTCTCAAGCCGTGGGTTATGGCCCATTTCCTAGTGCTGTAGCGTTTTCTGCTACTGCTTCTGAAGACCTAGTTTCTTTGTACGCTGCAAAAAATCCAGACTCGACAACCCAATTGTTTACTTCTGGCGCATCTAAGATTTTTACAGTAAATGGCGTAGGCGCATTGACTCAAGTTAAAACAGGAATGACTACAGGCATTGACGATAAGGTTCGCTTTACTCAGTTTGGTAAAAGAGTAATTACTACAAACAATGCTGATGTTTTGCAAGGATGGACGTTAGGAACTTCTACGTCTTTTTCTAATTTAAGCGCATCTGCACCGATAGCTAAATTTATTACTGTGGTGCGTGACTTTGTTGTTTGCGCTAATACGCTTGAGACAACCCAACAGCAGTATCGTGTTAGATGGTCTGCAATTAACGATGAGACAGATTGGGTAGAGAATGTAAACACTCAGTCTGATTATCAGGATATTCCTGATGGTGGACAGATTGTAGGAATCCGAGGTGGTGAGTTTGGCTTGGTGTTCTTAGAAAGAGCGATTAGCCGAATGACCTATGTAGGTACTCCGTTCATATTCCAGTTTGACAACATCTCTCGTAATAAGGGATGTATGGTTGCTGGCTCTATTGCTCAGTACCAAGGCGTTACGTTCTTCCTGTCAGACGATGGTTTCTATATGTGTGATGGTCAGACTGTTCAATCAATTGGTAGCGAAAAGGTTGACCGATTCTTTATTGATGACGCATCAGAATCTGATTATGGTTCTATGTCTGCCGCTGTTGACCCTATCCGTAAATTAGTGATTTGGAACTATGTAGCTACAGACGGAAATCGTAAACTAATCATTTACAACTTTGCGACAAAGAGATGGACTTATGCAGACGCAGGTACTGACTTCTTGTCTGAAGCATCTACAACTGCTGTAACTTTAGAGCAGTTAGATAGCATTAGCGCATCTATTGACGCATTGACAACAAGTTTAGACTCACGCCTTTATGTGGGTGGCAAATACTTCCTTGGTGGTACGCTAGGCGCAAAGGTTTTTACATACACAGGTCAGCCCTTGTCAGGCAGGATTGCTACTGGAGACATTGACCTTGGTGGGCCATCCGTGGTCACTTTGGCTCGTCCATTGGTAGACAATGGTTCAGCGACAGTTGCTATAGCTTCTCGCACATTGTTAAGCCAAGACGTTACCTTTGGGACTCCAGTAGCTGCTGACTCAGAAAACAGGGTTTCTTTGCGTAGCGCAGGGCGTTACCATCGTATCCAAGTTAATCCTACTGGCGCAGATTGGAAAAACGCTGTTGCTGTAGATGTTGACGTAGCTGGTCAAGGTGTGCGCTGATGTTTAGAAGCCTACCTGCTTTTGGTGGTGACCAACGAGCCGTGGCTGAAGTTGTCCGTGGCATCATGGATGGCAAGACCAATAACACAGGGACTTTGACTCTAGCAACTGGCGGTGCTTTAACTACCACTTTGACAGACCGAAGGATAGGCCCAGATAGCGTTATCATTTTTGTCCCTGCCTCTGCTGCTGCTTTTGCTGATTCTGCACCTTATGGGGCTTTTCAAGACGGAACAGACCAGACTGTAGCTAATACAACGACTGCGTATCCTATTACATTTGATACAACCGACTTCTCTAATGGAGTTACTTTATCAAATAGTTCTAGGTTGAATGTAAAAGCAGCAGGTTTGTATA